GATGTTATTCAGCGATCTGTTCAAATGTTATTACCCGATCTCGATGGAAGTTATTGAGTGATCTCCTTTCATGAAAATACGCAACCGTCCTTAATCCACCAGCGAATCGCCTCACACGCTCCCCTGCGGTCACCAGCATTCAGCCGCTTATAAAACGTCGACGGGAAACACTTACCGGGGCCAATGTTATAGGGACAGAATGACGCTATACCCGCTTTCTGTGGTTCGGTCAGTGGAACTTTAATATTGCGCTCCACCCATGCCAGCGCCTTATCCCGTTCAATGGCATTAACCTGGTCGCATTTTTCCTTCGACAGTTTCATGCCCGGAATAACAGGTTTACCATCCACCATTGTGGCACCGCGGCAGATGGTCCAGATACCCGCACCATCACGGTATGCCGTTGTGTGGTTACCTTCTTTTTCATCCAGAAACTGGTCGAGAATATCAGGCGCAGGCGCACCGATGGCAATCAACGCCAGAACGGCAGCCGACAGGCCATATTTGATTTTGGTGTTCATGGATATTTATCAGGATTTATCGGTTCCGAATCCCTGGATATGTTAAATCTTCAGCCCGCCAGCGGTAGGACACTGGCGTTTTTCCTGATGGCTGAAATATATCTGACAATTTCAGTAGAGGATTAACCATGCATAACGATCAACATAATTATGATTTATGCCTGCAAGCCATAAATGAGCGGGTAAAATCAGAGTGCCTCTTACTCCTCCCACAAGAACACGATGCAGTAAAATCCATTCAGGCTGAGCCGTATGGACATCTCACACCTGTGACTCTCGGCATTATCGCCAGAGCATTAACACAGCCCATGCTTATGCGTATTAAGACCAATATAAATAACTGGTTGAATGAAGAATTAAGCTACCTTGATTGTGAGTGGGACAATCATTACGCAAAAACACAAAAAGAACGCATCTTCAGTCGATTATCCAGCAACAGATAACGAGCCACCTTATATACGCCCTTTCAGATAAGTCATCCCCGGCTGCATCCAGTCAACAGGTGCTTTCTTAAAGGGCGTATTATCAAAATCACGCAGAAGAGCCTCCAGCACAACTGCATCATTGTCAGCACCACTGGCCATCATTTCAATCTCAGCTGCTACCTGCAGATATCCCATGCAACGACCAATGCGCTTCATCAGCCCCTGCTTTTTATTGTTCTTCAGGTAATCAATGGCAAATTCAATGAGCGCCTCACTATGCTGGTGCGATGGCGGTGTTAATTTCCCATTTTCTGAGATGGTTATTTTCCCGCCATCTCCGTATACAACAAAGGATGGCCGGTTACACTCCCATTCCTGATCTTTATCAGGTGCAGACGCAATAAAATAACGTTTATTTCCTTCCTCTCCGGCACTTTTAACCGTAATGGAGTACTCAGACTGCAGACAAGACGCCTCTTTTTCTGACCGCAGTGTTGACGGCGGCATCTTCAGAGAACCAGTAATTCTTCCCGGTAGCTTTCCTTTGTAGGTTATCAACACATCCTGCGCCTCTAAAATTATGGGGCGCTTTTCCGGCAACGGTTCGTTCCCTTCACATAACCCGGCAGCAACATCCATGAAAAACTGCTTCGCCTGCTTTTTCGCCTCAGCTTCGTAAAACTCCAGCGTGGCACCTTCAGTACGGTCAAGACTAATCGCCACATTTGGCAACAACAGTGACGGATACCCACCAATTTCCAGTACCACAGTAACAGTAATCTTATCCGGGTAATTATTTATCCCTTTAACAACCAGTTCGTATTTTTTCTTCATCGCTTTACTCTCCCCGCGCCGCCTTACGCCGGTCCTCTCTGATTTTGAAATACAGGTTAGTCAGATATGTCAGCAGCCCAAACAGCAGACTCCCCAGCACGCCTATTGCCGCCCACTGAGACGGGGAAACCCTGTCCAGCAACTGCAGGAACCAGTAGCCCGTTCCCACCGCTGACGTGGTGTATGACACACCTGTTGTGATTTTTTCCATCTGGTACATACCCCGTCTCCCGTTATCCGGAAGCTGACAACAATAAAAAAAGCCACCAGTTAAGTACTGATGGCTCTGATAACTCATGCAGGCATCTCAGACGACCCACTGACACTACCGGTGAGTTTAACGATACCTTCCATTTGACTGGCTCACTTTTTATGATGATGCCGGTGCATTTATCTCCAGCACCAGACTTTCTATCTCAACGCCATACGCTGCATTTTTGGTAATATCCGTCAGCGTCAGCGCATTCAGTCCCAGTGTCAGACTGTCTTTTATAACCTGGAATGCCGGGCCAGCCACTCCATTCAGTTTCGGAGTAACCGTGGCACTGCCGGCGGTGAACACCAGCTCCAGCGTCTGCCAGTCGTTACTGTAATTCCCGAACTCGCCCAACTTTGTGTTTCCGGCTTTCTTGTGATGCATCAGATTCAGTTTGCCGTCTGTGGTCTGGGTGAAGAACGACATCAGGAACGGGTTACCAGTCCCGGTCATCGCCACGACGTCAGGTAACGCTACATCGGTATACAGATAAATTCCCAGACCGAACTGGTTGTTGGTCAGTGCGCCTGACAGTCGAAACTTACAGCTCAGTCTGCCACCCCGTGTCAGCAGGGAGACTGCGTCATCCACCGGATGCATCAGGGACCAGGTTTTATTGCTCTGCTTGGTAACCTTAAACACACCATCTTCCAGCGCAACACTGCCGCCGGTGATGGTCCAGCCCTGCGCAGCAGCCTCTCCGGCTGTCGGCAGCAGGGAGATTGTGCGAACGGACGTATCTGCAGACGGACCCGATGGCGTGTCGCCGCCGGGCGAGGGTTTGATTTCCGGTGCCTTACCACTGATGAAGGCTGAGGTGCGCCCGGCTACGTTCAGAATAGCAGTTGCCATACGATCGGGAATAATGCCACGACGCGCCCATGAGCTGAAATGCGTCGGGCGATTTGATGATACCCAGTTTTTGTTCGTTCGGGATGCCGAACCGTAATAACCAGACCCGGCAATATCAGGATCTTCTGACGGGTTGTTTGTCGGTGTATTAACTCCGCTACCATCGGTCATAAAGGGAACAAAATAAATCTGCTGGGATTCTTTACCTTTATATGCACCATATACCACTTCATATTGCGTACCGTGTTCTTGTTTCCACGCGTATGTCGTGTCGCCACAAATCCAGGGGACTGATGCCGGACTTCCACCGTGACACTGCGCTGCCAGCCCGGCAAGGTCAGCACGGAACTGCTGTACCATTGCAAGAAATGCTGCTGGCTGCTGGGCGTAACTGGCATTCGTCATATCGAATTCCCCCTGCATCCAGCATATCGCCAGCAAAACGTTTTTCGGGTTTTTCTGCAATGCTGCCTTCGTGCGGAAAAGCAGATCCTGATATAACGGCTTACCCACTCCCCAGCGAGCCGAATCCTGACTGGCCCCCGTGGACTCGCTGAATGTCCCCTCCGTGCCCTGGGTGAATGCCGAACCACCACGACAGCATGGTACCAGCAGGATCCCCGCATTATTAGGGATATACGGAAGCAGTTTTTTGGCAATATGTAAGCCCTGGCCGACACAGCCGTACTGCCCTTTGCTCAGGTCAGCCCGGGGATGGTTAATCGTACTCATATCCTGAACATCATGCAGACAATGGTCAGCAGGAATGATGTCGTTAAATACGCATACTTCACCACCGGGAGTCACTGTGTTACGACGGGCCAGTTGCTTAATGCGCGGATGGGGCGCATCGTATGAATCCGGAAGCGGAAGCCCTTCACCGTAAGCCATGGCATTGGACTGCCCGGCCAGTACGATGACGTAGTACCACTCCGGCTCAGTTGCACCACTGACCACCACATCACCTTCTGCTGCAATCGCCTGCATCAGGGTATAAGGGGTTATGGCCACCGGACTACCAAACGGCTGCCAGCCCTCTTTCAGTTTATGTGTCAGCTTTTCCGCAAGATCTGACGGCGACGCCGCCCTGACAACATCATAGTGTTTAAATGCCATGGTTCTTTCCACCATCTGAAAAATGATTCTTTAAAATACCTGACATGTAATACAGAAAAAACACAAAACCATACCTTAATTAAAAACCTCATCATCAAGCAGATATGCATGGATAAACTACAAGACGAGATATAAACCACCCTGCATTTAAATAAACAATAAACAACATCAGAAAAATAATTCTGCTCTATGGTTTACAATCAAAAATATCATTTATACTTTTCAGAACATCACCAGCAAGGCATAAACAAGGAAACTAAATGAAGTGGATTGTGATTGATACAGTTATCCAGCCATCATGCGGAATATCTTTTTCAGTCATATGGAGTAAAATAAAATTAATAATCTGGTATCAATCGGATGCTTTCTTACCTCCTGAAAGTATATTTACACTGACTCACACAGGCATCATGCTCAATAACAAAGTGCTGCCTGTAACCATTTACAACGTAGTACCATTCAATAAAACATTCTGGAATTTAATCAAAAACAGCCAGGAATGCCCTACAAATACAGATAACGTATTGAATGAATGCTTTAATAACCGTTGCACTCTGCAAATATGTCCTTATGGGCTAAAACAACAAAGTCCATAAGGAGTTTACTCACATCTGACAAAATCAATATAAACGGCCCCTCCGGAGAGGGGCTGGAGAGTGGCGCTATGTGCCATTGCATGGTGCCGGGTGCCTCCCGGTGAATTCAGTACCAGCACCTGAATCCGCGATTATCCCATATACCTACTCGCTGATTGCCCCTCCGCACAGGGGGATTCACCATGCCAGTTTCTTTTAACAAACTCCCCGCAAACCAGACAACAGTCAACCGCCTGAATTGTGAAGTATTTAAAAATTTCTCCCGCTAACTGATACCCGGCTAACAGTCTGGCGTTTTCTTTTTCAGCAACGGGAAAGCAGCAACCACCACACCCGCCACCAGCACACCGTCAGCCAGCACTGACATTATCCGGCTGCTGCAATGCCATTCACAAAAACAGTAAGCAATCACTTTTTACCGTAACCGGTGATAATCCAGATATGTATCTACCCCAGATGAGTAATCCGAAGTTCATCCATACCACAGGTCCTGGCTATTCTGTTGTACTCCTGAACAAGAGCAAATAATTCTGAATTAGCCACCATGAACTCATCGCAAACCCTCTGTATAGCATCACTATTCAGAATAATAACGTCTCTTCCCGAAAGACGATCAGGAGTACAGAACAAAACTGTCAAACGGCTGAAGGCCTTTGCTCGTTCTGCATTGACTATATCAATACGCTGCCTAAGGATGAAACACCCCGACGCCTCATCAATATTCACTCTACCCACACCATATGAATGATAAATATTTAATGCTGAAAAAACCATTAGACCGTATAACAAACACTCAATCAACACTTAACAGAACTTTTATTTTTGACAAACATATAATATTTTCAACAATATCCTGAGCCAGGTATATTTCAGTATAAGGCTCTGCCGAAAGGAATCTGGAAGAATGAATATGGCGCGCTGTACTGGATTCGAACCAGTGACCGATTGCTTAGAAGGCAATTGCTCTGTCCGGCTGAGCTAACAACGCATGATGCAGATAATGGACCGCCATCGGGGACTTGAACCCCGCGCAGCCAGCTTCGAAGGCTGGCGCTCTATCCCGATGAGCTAATGGCGGTATGTGATGGTGGCCCTTGCTGGATTTGAACCAGCGACCTGGCGATTATGAGTCGCTCGCTCTCACCACTGAGCTAAAGGGCCGGAAGCAGAATAATAATGGTGCGTAATTAATTCTGCAATCTCATCCGTTTCAAACGATTAAATCCTGAACTTCCCTGACTGTCTGCTCAAAACGTCCGGTCTCCAGTTCAACGCCAATCGCACGACGCCCGAGCGCCAGTGCCGCTTTTACCGTTGAACCTGAGCCCATAAAAAAATCTGCAACCTGGTCTCCCGGACGACTGCTTGCGCTGATTATCTGCTGCAGCATTTCTGCCGGTTTTTCGCACGGATGTTTCCCGGGATAGAACTGCACCGGTTTATGTGTCCACACATCCGTGTACGGCACCTGCGCCGTCACACCAAAATACCGCCGCAGATGCTTATATTCACTCTGCAGCTCCACATACTGCCGGTTCAGTGACGTATACGTATCCACCAGCTGGTGGTGGGGCTTTTCCAGTTCACCGCGCTGATGTTTCTCTTCTGCCACCCGGGCAAACAGCGACTGTAATTTCAGATAATCGCTTTCGTTCGGTAGCTGCCACTGACTGGCACTGAACCAGTGCGACACCATGTTTTTCTTTCCTGTGGCATCTGCAATCTGTTTTGCCGTTATCCCCAGGGCCGCGCGCGCATCACGAAAGTAAGAAATCAGCGGGGCCATCACATGCTGTTTCAGTGCACTGCCCTTCGCCGCATACCCGGCATCTTTCGGACGATACGGCCCCTGATAATGTTCCGCGAACAGAATGCGCTCTGTGGCGGGGAAATACGCCCGCAGGCTTTCCTTGTTGCATCCGTTCCAGCGTCCGGACGGCTTCGCCCAGATAATATGGTTCAGCACACTGAAGCGTTCACGCATCATGATTTCGATATCAGATGCCAGGCGATGACCACAGAACAGGTAAAGACTTCCGACAGGTTTCAGCACCCGCCAGAACTGCGCCAGACACTGGTCCAGCCACTTCAGGTAATCATCGTCGCCCTTCCACTGGTTATCCCAGCCCTCAGGCTTCACTTTAAAGTACGGCGGGTCCGTGACTATCAGGTCAACAGAATTTTCGGGTAACGACCGGATAAATTCCAGGCAGTCGGCGTTGATTAACTCACAACTGGATATTTTTACAGTATTAAGCATGGATCATTAAGCCTGTCTCTGATAGGCTCATTCTGCTTTTGCGCAAAGCAGTGGGCCTGAGGTGTGCTTGTGAACCCAACGCATGAGCAGATGGCTGGTGGGTGCCCCTAACACCCACCAGCCGCCCATTTACCACAAATAAAAAAGCCTTCACTGCGGAAGGCGTCTGTAACAACCGAACTGATAGTCTGCCAGACCCGCCATAACCAGCTGGGTCAGTATTAACTGGCAGCGTTCGCGTGAAAGGTAAGTATTCTGCGCAATCTCCCCGACTGTCGCCGGGTCGTTAACGCTTAATTCATTAAACACCACTCTGGCGGTTTCTGTCATATCCTGCTGTTTTAGCATGTCTTTTTCCCTTTTCCGGTTAACGTGACACACCAATAACTCTTGTCGAAAAAGCCAGCAAGCTGAAAGACAGGTATTCACCGCCACCAGCGCGTTTACTGTACTGACGCGATTTCAGTCATAAAAAACCCGCCAGGCGGCGGGGTGTAAAAAATCTTCTAACGTCAGGCATAAAACGCCCATCGTTAGAGCAAATTTACCACAGATTCGGGAAAAATCAACAACACTATCGCGTTACCCTCTTTAACTGCCGCTCCGCCCATGCCTCTTCAATGTCAAACCGAACCACCAACGTATCGTAAAAGCGTTTCACTGATTTTTTCCACGTATCAAGCGTGATAGCACTCGTCACTTTGCATATGGCATTAAATGCCTCCGTTGATGGCAGCCTTTCACAGCCACGACCACCACAACGCTGGCAATCTCTGATAACAGGCATACCACGTTTTACCGACTCTTCACGATGAATGGCGACACCACGCCCACGGCAATCCTTACAGGCGGTGGAAACCTCACCCTTTCCGCCACACTCCGGACAGGCAACTTTTACCACCTCCCTGACTTTTTTCCATTCTTCCCAGTAAGACGGATACACGCCTTTTGTGCACTTTGCCCACACTGGTGGCTTACCATCCGGATACTGGATCTTGTTTGTAAAAACCTCGCTTTCAATAAATTTTTTTCCGTGACAGCAGGGGCACTGTTTTTTGCTCGCCGCGCTACGGGCATAATCTTCAAACGCATACGAAGCCATAATGCGCATCACTACCGGTTTTATTTCTGCCGGAAGTTTTCTCAACGCCGCCACACGATCGCACCGACTGAGTGCATAATCTGCCAGTAATTCTGTTGCCCGCGCCCTGTCATTCATACTGATGCCCATTTTCCCCAGGAACGCAGAAAACCCCATCTCAGCCCGATTCTGTGTCATGCCCTGCGCGGCCATCACATCAGTGATACTCAGCGCATCTTTTGACGTTGAGGCCGATGCATCGGTCAGGCCAGGGGATTTTGGGGAGTAGTATTTCGGTAAATCTTCCAGTTTCATTTTTTGACCTGCTCTTCATGCATTATGGGGTAAATCTTCACCCCCATACGTCCACCAGATACTGGCTGACCACGAACGATATTGATTTCATCAAACTGCTCATCGTCCATTAACACTCCCGCATGCGTCAGCGCATCCAGCGGTGCTTTCAGGATATTGTCCAGGTCGCGACGACGCTTATCCGGTGGCTCTGCAATCACCTTTATCGCCAGCCTTCCGGACAGGCTTAATTTCAGCCGCTGCTGGCGAACAATAAGCGCCACAGCCCGGCGATAACGCTTTCCCTCCTCCGAGATAAAATATGTGCTGCCACGGCGTCGCCAGTAAGTGTTCACCGTTGGCGGGTAAGGCAAAACAAATTCTATGCGTTCAGTCATTTATGCTTTCCACTTCAGAACACCCGAATTTCTCGCGTGCATTAAAAAACGAATCAGCAACAACAGCTGGCTGCCGTGTTTTTCTTCAAAATCTTTTACCCCGGCGTGTAGTTCGCTATGGCATTTACGGCACAGCGGAATAACAAACAAATCATCAGCCTTTGTTCCCATCCCTCCCAGTCCATGACCAATGATGTGATGCGGATCATCTGCCTGATTGCCACACGTCATGCATTTCTGCGTTTTTACCCAACGCGTGTATACAGGCATCTCTTCCCGTTGTGATTTCTGGCGCTGGAGATACTGAGCCGGTGACTCCGGATCAACGGCAATGCTGACCACCGTCTTTTCCTGTGGCGGGTTTTGCTGGTGGGCGTGAGGCAGCGGCGCAAGATTTTTTGTGCGCTGCTTCAGTATGCTGGTGGCGGTCTGCTCTCCCGGTACGATGTCGCTTTCACGGTACATTGAGCGGATTTTTTCCGCACGCAACCCCAGCGAACGACGTAATACCGCTTCCGGTAGCGCGTCCGCCACCTGATTGCGGACCGCCCACCAGGATAATTCAGCCAGCGATAATTCCCGTTCCTGCGAGCCATTCATTGCATGGCGTATGACGTCAATCATCCATGCAGACAGGTTTTGGTGAGCAAGTTGCCCGAGTGATTCGGAGGTCTGGTCGCGCAGCTGGTTGTCGCAGTGCCAGCACAACACCATTGCGCCGGTACCATAACGGTGAATGACGGTTTCACTGTGGTGATAATCGCCGTGTGGCCACTGGCAGGATTTAACATGGCGCAGTAACCAGTCAGACAATGCGCCAGCGCCACCAGCAGCACGAATCACTCGTTCGTCGCTGAAAAATGGCAGTAATGATTTATCCTCCGCCAGCGGCTGGCGAACGGCAGGAACGACCCCGGACGGCAGATTACGCATGCTTTTCGGTTCCGGCTCCACCAGTACCCGGGTATTGTGGAATACCGGCATGGATTCACGGCCCGGCTTAACGATCACCAGCCCGAGTTCCGGTACCAGAACAGGTCGAAGTAATACCCGCACGTTACCTCCAGATGCGTTGCTGGAATGTGCGGGACGGACGCGGTGGGCGTTCGGAGTAAGGAAGCCTGACGGAGATTATCCAGTGACGATAATCGAGGCTGAGGGCTTTCTTAATCTCGTATCCGTGTCTGCGGTAGCACTGAATTAGCCACTCGGCCTGTTCTTCAGTGCATGGGGGATGCTGGAACCAGTCAGATTTGAAAGTGCGGGAACGCCGCCCGTGCCTGCTGGCAAAGACGGCAGAATCATCAGAATTGTGTAATTTGGTATCGTGCGCCATCGGTTGTCTCTGCTGGCGCAGCAGGTGCCAGTTGTTCAGGCTGGTGTGCGAATTGTAAACCAGAATGCTAGGAAAAAACAAAACCCGCCGAAGCGGGTTAAGTGCGGGTGCGTTGAGGATGCCTGACACATCAGAGGTGGCGAGGGATTCTCCCCCGCCTGGTCTCTTACTCCTCAGGTTCGTAAGCTGTGAAGACAGCGACCTCCGTCTGGCCGGTTCGGATTCGTACCTCGCAGAGGTCTTTCCTCGTTACCAGTGCCGTCACAATGACGGTTAAACAGATGACGATCAGGGCGATTAGCATCGCCTTTTGCTGCTTCATAGCCTGCTTCTCCTGTCAACGCAAAGCAGAAGTGTCACCTTCGGTGCGAAACAGAGATGTCATGCTTTGGTTCAGAGAATGCGTTTGACCGCCTCGCTATATACTTCCGAGCGTTCTCTTTTCCCAACAGAAATCACGAAAACGACAACTTTCTCGTCTATAACCTGGTATACAAGGCGATAGCCTGAAGACCGGAGCTTAATCTTGTAACAATCAGGCATACCACGGAGCTTGTTTGCTTCAATCCGGGGTGACTCAAGTACTTCAACCAGCTTCTTTTTCAACTGTTCACGTACCGTCGAGCCCAGCTTTCGCCATTCCTTTAGTGCCCGCTCGTCAAAATCCAGAAAATACGCCATCAGAGTTCATCCAGCGTCACACGTACTGGCTTAGGATTACGAAGCCGTTCTTTCACTATCTCCACAAGTTCAGCATCTTCATCACTCAGGAGTGTCTGTTTGAACGGCAAGCGTTCATTGTCAGCGATATACTCGAGCATGAGACGAAGCGCTTCAGAAGGAGTTACACCCATTTTTTCAAGCGCGGCGTAAGAACGCGCTTTAAGTTCATCGTCAATACGCAGGTTAATGCTACCCATGTCTTACACCTCTTGTAATTACAAATGTCATTACAAGTATCGCACTACAACATGCTTAGGGCAAGTCACGAAGGAAGTCAGAAAGTAGTCGTAAGAACGGTGATCACTGTCCGCTTTGTGCCAGGAGCAGCCATTGCTAAGTCCATCCTGTATTGTGCAGGTCAGCTCATTTTTAAAGAGTCCGGCCATCATCTTACTGGTACAGACACCATATACTTTGTGACGGTCAGGCTACATATGCACAACTCAACTTATTCATCTATTTTTTGCTTTAGCATGTCAGTGTTGCTTTCTCGTCGGCGGGTGAGCGGTGACCTGACCTGTCGATAAAGGAACGTAGCACGTTTTATGCAACACCCGCATGCGGCAGAAAATTATTGCCGAACGTTTACCCCTGTCAACAAGCTTTACTTTCTGAGGCGCGCCAGCCCGCTAGGAAAACAATCTGAACATCAAACAATTAATGACACAAGAAATACGATTAAAGATTTTTTTGTGCATGCCGATAGTGCTTTTTTAAAAGGAGAAATCTATGTCTGTCACAATTCAGGGAAATACCTCAACCGTTATTTCAAACAACTCCGCCCCGGAAGGAACATCAGAAATAGCCAAAATCACAAGACAAATTCAGGTGCTGACTGAAAAGCTTGGGAAAATCTCATCGGAAGAGGGGATGACGACACAGCAGAAAAAAGAAATGGCTGCATTGGTACAGAAGCAAATTGAAAGCCTCAGGGCTCAACTGGAGCAGTTGTTAAGGCAGCAGGCAGAGAAAAAGAATGAAGACGCGACAGTTCAGCCTGATAAAAAAGAAGAGAAAAAAGACGATACAAATACCGCTGGCACCATTGATATTTACGTCTAAGTGACAGCCGTATTGTGGCCCTCATCGGGCCACTTTTCGCCATCAGCCTTTTCTTTAAAGACATATTATCTTTGTATCATTTCTGATAGTTAACATTACAAGATATAAGTAATGGACGCACTCCCAATTAGTCTATTTAAATCGCCACGAGTTTAACTGACAACCCATGATCAATTATGAATTGCAACTATTTCTGTAGTCACTTTTGTGGGGACAGTCCACAAAACTGCCAACTTCCGCTTCTTGCTCTTAGCGGACATTAGCATAGGCTATTTACCATAACGCCTCATTACGCGCACCGCCCAGACTGACTCAGCGCGTTTCTGGCATATCCCCAGTAAAACAAGTAACAAACCACCCGAAAATGAACACCAGAAACGCGACTTAAGAATCTACCCTATGAATGGATATGCACTCAACCGAATCGATCTTGGTTTCAATCTTTTTTATCGGGATCAGGCTTCTTTTTAGGTAACTTCGGGGGCTTAACTTGCTGATGACTTTGCGTTCGGCGCGTAAGCCAGGGATGGTCAGCTTTAGGTTTAACATAGTATTTTGAGCGTAAATCAATACGGGCATTATCCACTCGTTCATGGACACTCTTTTCATCATCCAGTGGTATAGGCTCCGGGCCATCAACATACTTTTCCCAGCCCAGCGCTTTCCCGTCATACAGAACGTTAATTTCACCGTCAAAGTTCTCGCATACAGTAACAACCGAATGCCTAAGTCGATATCCCCGGCTCTCACTGCGTACCTGAAACGCACTGCTTTTGTACTGGAAAGTGAGATTTTTAGACAGAACGCGCTTCGCCTGTAGGCTGAAGATATAACCCAGTTCCTCTTCAGAATGGTGCACATCAAGATGAGCATTATCAGTAGTACGAGGCGACGTAGCGAACCGGTTGTTATAGGCTTCAATAAAGGTCGGCAACCATGCATTTGCTGTTTCAATATCACTGATATTCTGAAGCCGCATTTCTTTGACCAGCCTGTCCTGTAGTGTCTGATTGGCGCGCTCTACCCGCCCTTTTGCCTGCGGGCTGTTGGCATGGATTGGCTCGATGCCCAGTGTCTTTATCGCACGAGTGAACTGGGTCAGCTCACCTTCCCGCTCTGGGTTATTTACCCTGAATATACTGTGTCTATCAGAGTAGAGAGCGAGCGGTACGCCATGATCATTAAGGTAACCCCGGAGGGTTTCCATGTAAGCCCGGGTTGTTTCAGCAGGCACAAAACGCAACGCCATCAACGCACTGGTGGCATCATCAATGAAAACGATCAGTGTACATCTGGGGCCTCGATTTTCAAACCAGTCATGAGGTGAGCCATCAATCTGGATCAGTTCACCGTAAGATGGTCGTCGCATGCGGCGTTGATATATACGGGCAATTTTACGGCGGCGTTCACGCCATAACCCCTCTTCTATCATCCACTTTCTGAGAGTTTCAACGGATAAAGATAAACCGTGTATCTCGCGCAATTTTTCGCACGCAAACGTAGGTCCAAAATCAGCGTAACGGCCTTTGAGGAGTGAAATTACTGTTGCTCTGAATTCAGTAGAAAAGGAATTATTAGGACGCTTTCCACGTCGGTGGGAAACCAGACCAGAAGGCCCTTCATTTCTATACCGTTGCACCAGACGTTTAACCTGCCGAATAGAAATGCCAATGCGTGCCGCAGCTTGTTCCTGAGTAATATGTCGATTAATTGACTCCTGAATAATCTGAAGTCGGTGGAGTTCCTTATGACTCATCGTAACAGTCTCTTTGATCATGAAAAATCCCCCAGAGAATTGTCTGGGGACATTTTAGAATGGTTCAAAGGGGACATTACAGCTTGGTGTTAACAATAGCCTGCTTCTCCTTGCCTTCCGGCGCGTAAGAGGCTAACCTACATGTGCAAAGCATGAAATTGGCCTCAGATTAATGTTAAGCGTCTTGCCGGACGCGTAATGTTATCTGGGGCTTTTCTCTATCTGCCTTTTGGTGTTCATGCCTGAGACAGATAGCCTCAAGCACCCGCTGCAATTCTACTTAACTCTCCTTTTCCCGCAAACCGTTTTTATCCCCAGCGGCAAATCGAATACACCACCAGCGCCACCGCCATCGCAATTCCTACCGTTGTTAATGCTTCAGGCCAGCTCATTGATTCACCTCCTGCGGCGGTTCTGGTAGCGGCATCCAGTGTGACGGTTTCCACGACGCACCAGGAATTATCCACCCATCATTAGCGTCAGGATGCCCGGGGATGTAAGTAGCCCATTTCATTCGCCAGTCACCTTTCCTGTCAAACTCCACGGCAACAAGAACGGCTGTTTTGGTATTCGGCATTCGCTCACTACAGCTTATCCAACCATCCGGAGTTGCCGGAGAGTTGCCCGATAGTGCATTCTGCTCCAGTGATGCTTTTACAAACCACGCTGCCTGAACTATAACGCCATGAATCCAGCGCAAATCAGCATCGCGATCTTTCTTTTTCATCTTTTCGCCACTTAAGGCCTTGCTTATGTGGCTGCGTACCAGGTCTTCATGTAATTCCTTCGCCTCCTCAATGGTGAAACCACCAGGCAGAAGAGCCGGAGTTACCGGAGAGCTGGTTGACGCTTCCGGGATTTCCCGAAAATTATTGGTTGACGAATTCTTGCTTTCCCGAAAGTTTCCGGACTGAAGCATGGCGGTGCGGCAGGCGTTCCATATTTCGGCAGCAATATCGCGCTCGCTATCGGTTAATTTGTACGTGGAAACATAGCCAGAGAGCATTTCTACGTTTTCCGGAGTTGCTTCTTCCGGCACTACCGGCGCTGGCGGGGCGATGCGTCCAAGCAACTTATTTACCTCTTTCGCCATCGCGTCATATTTATCTAAATGGCGATTAGCTTCTAAGCAGACTCGGCGCATCTGATCTGAGTTAACTCGTTTAACTGGATCTGCTTCCAGCGATGCCAGCGCAATCCGTGCCAGTTCCATTTGTTCACCACGGGTAAGCCCGTTTTCAAGCGGATTTTTAATGAACAATTCAATACGTTCTTTGGTAATAGTGGTCATGTGTTACTCCTTAACCCGCAGTGCTTTCAACTGATGAGGGGAACAAAATCTTTTCATCAAACCCTGCATTCATATCATGAACAGCAACACACCAATCCATCGACGAACGATTATCAAGAGCCTCCATGATTTCATCCATGCGGCGCAGGTCATACAGGTAAATGCTTTTATCGCCAATGGTGTAAAAACCAATTTTTTTCGGTGATGGACAGCGATCAAGAACGTCCTGTAATTCGCTCAACCATGCTTGTTCTTTTTTTGTCAAAGTTGCCATATCACTCTCCTTTGATGCGAATGCCAGTGGTACTCATTCTCCTGATTTCCCAGAGCACACGAGGAACACCACCGTTTCCGACCGGATCGCGTTTACTCCGCAGGGCGACGCTTGATTCCGCCCAGCTTTTTCTTGGAGGAAGCTCTTTCACACGAACAAAACCAGCTGCGCGGAGAGATGCTCCTGATTCATCTGCCTGGGTGTACGTAATACAACGTTGATAACCCATAGCCTTTGCTGCCCGCCAGACAGCACCATAAAGCGCGCTGTTAGCGTTGCGTTCTCCTGTGGTACATGTGCGATTTACTTCAAGCGTTAATCCATCGTCCAAATGTCGTGCAACAGGTCTACCGGCTGTCGCCACACCTATCAATTCTCCGGCATCATTTCTCAGACCAATGCTGAATTTATGCCCCACCGGGGGTTTATTGTGTCGGTGATGTCTGGATATAAACGCCTTCGCAACACGAAGAGTAACCGGTGAAATTTGCATTCTCACTCTCCTTTGATGCCAATGTTTACAGACTGGCAAGCCTCTTTGAGCACCCAGTCAACAGCGTCTTTCCATGCTCCGGTTTCGACTGGCGGATTCTCACGCTTTACCTGTTCATAGAAACGCACTGCTTTAATCAATCCTTCTGGTGTCAGTGGCACAGGCGGGGCAGTGAATAACGCCTGAATTTCATAGTTCGGTCTGTCGTTGCAATCCTCTTTTGTCGGTACATATTTCCAGTCACCAACCCACTGCTTCCCCTGAAAGTCTGTAACGCCTTTTTTCACGTAGCGATATCGCCATGCCACTGGTTTTGCCTGCCCTGCCTTTTCATGCCCTTCCTGATAATTAATCTCGCTCATTCATCGCCCCACTCATCACAATATGCTTCGACCGGTGTTTTCCCTGCTTCATAATCATCACGCCATGCTTCAGCATCAGCGGCACTTCCACCGCGTAACTCTGCATAATCCATTAACAGTTCATGCCATTCTTCAAAACTGGCGTTATATTTAGTTGAACCAAAATCAGCCATTTTGTTCTTCCTCTTCGTCTTTTATTTCGTGGTATGAGTAATTGCAGTAGTTAAAGAAAATATCTTTAGCTTCATCCTGTATTTCATCTGGTGTTGCATCATCATCCACTTCGAATTCATCCTCGAAATCTCCACCGGCTATTCCCGTTTCAATAATTATTTTGAATTTTCGCATTTCACTACCGCCCTTTCGGACGGCCTCCTGATGTTCTGAGGGTGCAGGAATCCCTCCGGTTAAGGATTTAATAAAAATCGTTTCTGATTTAAATCTTCGGTATTTAGTTGTTAGTCGGTTTATAGCCTTTATGCTTCGGCCTTATTTCTCAGCCATACACAAACCGGGCCATCTTCGGTGTCATGTATTGAACCAATAAACCATCCATTGCCCTCTGGTCGTTCCGGTTCCCATGCAGAAATATCAGCATCACACGCATCAAGGTCAGCACATCCTTCATCTCTGAAGCAGAGGACGTATTGAAGATTATTTTCCTCCATCCAGGCGTTAAACTCTTCCGTTGAAATATATTCCCGACCGTCACAGAATTTTTCATATTCAGGATGCGTCCAGCAGCCATATTCATCACGTACTACTGGTATTTCTTTAATTTCATTCATTTCTGTTCTCCCACGTTTTCAGACTTTCACCACAGAACGGACAAAATGAAACCCGAACTGGTAATTTAGAAAATTCACCGGAACGCAACATCACAAAATCAGGACCGCGAGTTAAACTCTCATTCCAGATTTTGTATATCAGCAGACCTTTTCGCATCGTGTATTCAGCATCACGCTCAAGGGACTTTGCCAGTGCTGCACATGGTTCTATCTTGTTGCCATTAACCTGGCATTTTGATTCACTCACCGCACCACCTCCTCAAAATTCCCCTGATAAAACGCCAGTACACGCTGCATAGCTTCACTCTTCCGGCACTCGCGACAGATTATGTTTAGGCGCCTGTCGTAGCGGCGTATTTCGCCGTCTGGTAATAGCCAGATAAGGTCCGGATCAACCACAGATGGTTTCTTCAGCTTTGCCCTTGAGAGTTTTTTGCGGGCGTTTTGCCAGTCCTTGCGCGCCTGCTCAGACGGGAATACTCCGTAACCGGAATTGTAAACATCACCACTGGCGGCCAGCTCCATGCATAAACGACCGACAGACGCATGACTGACACCAATTTCATCCGATAACTGCCGAATCGTGCCTCGTCCGTTAAGGCGTACGAATTCCACGATCAGCCCTTTAATTTTTTCCCGCTCTTCTTGTGTAAATACTTTTGCCATAAGCGCCTCCGGCAATCACTTTTCCGATACAACACGGCGGGAAGAATCAGTAATCTGTCGAACAATATCCCGGTGCTTGTTCAGCTCCCGCAGCGCGGCGCAGACTCGCTCCCACTTCTGAACATCACTTTTCGCCCTGCGCAGCGCCAGGTTTGCCCTGCGAAGGGACGGAAAAATCAGCTCATCTGCTTGCGTTTCGGTAAACGATGGCAACGGCTGCACAATGTCCGCCACAGTTTCTGTTTTAATTTCTTCCTGTGTTGCGGCTTCCCGGACTGGTAACGCAGCACCTGCTGGCTGAGGAAAGGCCTTACCATCACTTTCCGTTACCAGAGCGGCTTTCGGCTCTGCTGGTAAATTATCGCCCGGCATGCAGTAACGAAATTTACCGTTCTGATTAACGCGTGCCAGCCGCCCCGTTGCGGTTACCACCGCCAGCGTGGAAGCAACCTTGCGAGTACTGACACCGAACTTACCCGCCAGTTCCTCACACGTTTTAGCCCCATCCTGACCGATAAACTCAATCATCATGTCTGCGGTAACTTTTTGTTCGACCTCCCCGGTCAGCATATCCTGTGCTTCAGATTTTACTGGCCGCTCTTCGGTTACCCGGGATTCACCTTCGCCAGCCAGATACCAGGTGTGACCAGTTTTATCAACGACGCCTTTTCTTTTGAGTTCCCACAGCTCGTTGACAGCCTCTTCACGACTGATTCCAAGGCGAGCTGCCACCACATGTGAAGAGGCTTTTTTCAGTGCTTTCAGTGCGTCAGATACGGTTTCCATTAAAATTTCCTCCGGACAAAATTACTTCACAACCCTCATATTGCTGACATTTGGACGCCAGCTATCCCAGTTAAACGTCACCCATCGACCACCGTTCATGGTCATGCGGTCCATAATCCTCTCACCAAGAAGCGTACTCATTGCGGCATGATTCAGGTTTGTTAACATCCCGACACTGCACAGTGATGCTGTCCGGCGATCAATTATCTGGTGCAATACCACCTGCTCGTTTTTCGTCTCCCGCTGAACGCCTATTTCATCCAGGACCAGCAAATCAACCCCGCAAAGCTCCTGTAAAAATTTTTCCCCGGATTTGCCGTTGTCGTAGCTGTCATGCAACACGCTCATGACGTCAGACACGGTGACGATAATCACGCTGCGCCCCTTCACCATCAGCCGGTTGCCCATCGCCGCTGCAAGGTGATTTTTCCCGGTGCCAGTTTTACCGCTGAACACAAAATTCGTGCACTCGGTCATCAGTTCGTCAGCTATGGATTTGGCCTGGCTCAGCGCGTATTTTTGCCCGTCGTTCTGCACCTGATAATTTGCAAACGAGCATTTGCTGTGCAGAGGCTGGATGCCCGAACGATTCAGGATTTTTTCCACCCGCAACTGGCGATTCTGGCGGTTAATCTCCTCGCTGCGTTTTCGTCCTTCAGCAAGTTGCCATTCCCGCCACTCCTCCACCGTC